ATAATATTTAATAATATTTAATAATATTTAATAATATTTTATAAAATACTATTAAATAATGAATTACTTTACCTTTTTTCTTTTTATATTATCATGTGTTGACTCTTTAAATTTACAATTTACAAGAAGAACTTTTTTAGGAGCGACTGTCTTAAATCAAAATACAATATTTTCTAATAATCCTTTAAAGTTACCCGAATTAACATTTAATATTACAAAAATTAAAGAATTAAATAAGATTAAACCCGATGAAAATAAAAAAAATCGCGTGGATCCATATTCTCATTGGTCTTTTTATGGTAATATACCACCACCAATAAAAAAAATATTATCTTATCAAGAGCTTTTAGAAGAAATTCATAATAATAGTATTTATACTATTCAAATTGCTCCTCAACACGACTCTATTATTGCTACTAATTATCAAGGTTATAGATATGCATGTCAAGTTAAAGATAAAAATTTTGATAAACTTATTGAGGATTCACTGGATGAAAATAATAATTTACCCTTTATTGTTTTACCAATTGATGAAAATAGACAAAATGTTAGATTGTTTGCACAATTTTTTTTATATAATTCTATAATATTTTATATTCTTGCTGACCTTGATATTATTGATTTTGATACTTACTCTTATCCATCATGGAATGATAGACAAGAAGTTTATAAAAATGGTAAAAAACCTAGAAAATTTTTAAAATCATTGGTTGATAAAATAAGTGAAAAAAATAATACCAACTCTTAAGATTATTAAATTTAAATTATGCCAAATAATTTCATTAAAGTATATATAAAATCTATTTTAAATTTAATACGTTTATTTTTATATAATATTTCATTTATATTTTTTTTTTCTAAATTATTTTTTCTTAATTTTAATCCAAATCTCATTTATAGTTTTATTAATATTGTATTATTAATTTTTTAATATTTTTTTACATCAATTTTTATTTTATTGGAGAATATTTTGATTCATATATTAAATATAGAGTTAAACCATCTCCTATTCCTGATTTAACTACTTCTAATAATCCAGTCTTTTTTATTGAATTTATATCTAAATTTATTATTGGATAACTTTTTGACATAGATATTAATTTTAATGGAAATCCCAGAAAATTTGCAATTAATCCTGCCACTAATTTTGAATATGGAATATTCAACATATATATATTATATATTGTTCCATATACTATAATAGATCGTAATGTCATCCAAAAAATAAATGCATTCATTTTTGGTAATAAATTTAATCTAATTTCATATTTTTTTATTTCTAAAAAAATATATAACGGTGCTGCTACTATTCCTGCTATTATTCCTCTTATTATTTGATTACTTATTTTTATTGTTCTCATATATACTTCATTTTGTATTATAAATACAAATGGCATTAATGAAATCCATTTAAATTCATTGAAATTAAATTCTACTTTTTCTCTAGTTATTATTTTTGTTTGAAGCACATCAAATGGTATAATTGATAATCCCCCACATGCTGAACTGCATAATTTATATAATATAGGATTGATTAACATTATATTAATTATAATATTCTATTTATATCTTCTTCTAATTTTATTGTTACTATTTCATTTTTTTCTATGTCAAAAAATGCTTTATTTACAATTATATATTTTATTAAATTATAAATTGGTTTAGTTCCTATAATTATTATAAAAAACATTATAAATGTTACTATTAATATAAAATAATCCTCTTCTTTACTTATATTTATTGTATAATCATCTTCATTATCTACTATGTCTAATAATACTAATATTTCAAAAAATAGTGCTCCTAATGCCAATATTTCTAATACTATAAATAGTATTAATTTCTTACCTTTTTTAGATATTTTTTTTTTTTCTATTATTATTACATTTATATTAGTGTATTCTTGTAAACAAATACTACATTTTTTATCATTTCTTTTATCTAACAATTTTAATTGACATTCCAAATGTAAAAACATATTTTTACATTTACATTTACTTAATTCATTTGTTTCTAGAGTGCAAATATAACACTCGCCCATTATAATAACAATATTGATGTAATATCTTAAAATTAAAATATTATATATAAATATTTTACACTTTTTATGCACATAAATTAGGTTCATTAATTTCTAGTTTAATATGAGGAACATAAGAATCTAAGTAAAGTTTTTTAAACCCACCCTCTTGCTTTATAAATAAAATAAGTAAAATATAACACATTGAACTAATTGTTACAAATGCTACGCCCGAAACTCCAAGAACTACTTTATCACGATGATTATTTGTATTTTTAAATGATGATAAAATATATACACCACATATAAATACTGATGAAGATAAAAAATAAAAAATAAAAGTCCATACAGCTTTACTATTTATATAAAACTTTCTATAAAAAGTAGAATTAATATTTCTATAATCAACAAGACAAACAGGACATTTAAGGTTTCCGGTTTTATCTATTAATTCAACCAGACATTCTCTATGAATATATCTATCTGTGCAGTCACAATCAGATTTCCAAGGTATTGGACTGTTAGAAGTGCATATATAACATTCAATATCATTATCTTTAATTGGACAAACTTTATTTATTTCTATATCAACCATTGAATACATATTATTTATATTATTTTATCTATATCTATTTTATTATATATTTTTTAGTTATATTTTAAATGAAAATGTAAATATAAATAAAAAAAATATTATCAAACTTAATCTAATTAAAAATTCTATTAAAATAGAAAATATCATTTTTCTTATTTTCATTTTATTTATATTTACTATTATTGAATCAATATCATAGTATTCTTCATTACAAATACTACAAGTAGTATTATTTCTAGAATTTATTAGTTTTATTTTACAATTCTTATGTAAAAATAAATTCTTACATTTACAATTACTTAATTCAGATGTTTCTAGCGTGCAAATATAACACTCACCCATTCTATTATCATTATTAAATTATATTTATATTATTTTGTATGCATTACTATCCATACTACTATTGATATCAACATACTTCCTAAATTATCTAATATTTGTAGTCCTTCAACCGCATAATTACATATCCAAGGTTGTTCATTTACATAACCCCATTTAACAGTTTCTGCTACTACCTCACTTACACGCGTCGCCACATTATAATCTACTTCAGCTAATTTATTCATAGCCAGAATTGTTATTGGCCTTGGAATATTCACTAAAAATGTCATATAAATTATTACCTGCTATTATATTTAAATTACTATAAATATGAATATTTTAAACATTTTACTATTTGCAATTTTTCATCAATTAATTTACCATATCCTTTTACTATTTTTTTTTGAAAATTTGCTTTATTAAATCTATGATTATTTATCACCACTTCTATATATTTACCTTGTCCTACTCCTAAAAATAATATTATCACATTATTTAATACCTTCATTTGTGCTATAATACCTTTAAAATAATAATTTAAATTATCTTTATTCAAAAATCCATAACAATTTGGATAAAATTTACCATCACTTATATTCCATATTCCATATTTTTCAAAATGTGCATTATTATCTAAGTTATATATATCTTTTGCCTTATTTGCACTATATATTGACTTCTCTATAGTTATTATATTTTTGAAATCCACATTATTTAACCTCGCTTCATAATAATGAACCCATTTTTTATAACTAGTTTCATTATGTTTTAATGTTGATATCCAAAATTCTTTTGGATTATAATACTTTACTAATGCTAATTTATATATTAACTCCGCATACGAAAATGCATGCGATTTACAAAAACTATAACCATGTAAATTCTTTATTTTATTAAATAATTCATTCTTTTTTTCTTCTGATTTACATAATCCATACATTTCATCTATTACTTCACTTTTATCTTTAATAAAATTCCTTCTATAATAATCCGCTTTTGCATTATCTACATTTGTATAACTCGCTATTATGTTAATCGCATCATCATCATATATTAACGATTCATTATTTAATGTTTCTCTCTCATCTTTAGCTGCCGGCCTTATTATTGATAATACTATAGCCAGATCATTTATGTTTTTCGGCAATATTTTCATCATCGCTTTTCTTATTAATGGCGACTCTGCTAATGTTATACCTATATTTTTACCCTTTTGAAATAAACTCATCACCACTGGATCTATAAAAATATTTGAAAAATCTTTAAATGCTAACTCCCTATTTACACTCATCAATTGTGTTAATGCTCTACTTGATAATATATCTATCTTGAATTTCTTATCATTTGCTATATCATATTTATTTAATGTTATTTGATTTATAACATTATTTGACTTTTTTACATATTTCAAATAATCCGGAACACCTTCTGGATAAAATACTATTCCGCCACAATGTAAACTATATAATCTAAACGTATTTTCTATCGCTTTTACCTTTTCACGAAACATATTTTGCTCTTCTTGTTTTAAAGTTCTCACAAAATCATCTACCTCATATTTACCTATAAATTTATTATAACCCATTTGATTTAATGCCGTCCTTTTTGCCGATTTTTCATGATAGAATACATGATTACTTATTCTTGCTATCTTACCCGGCCATTTTTTCTCTAATCTATAAAATATCTCATCTCTATTTATATGCGGAAAATCAAAATCTATATCTGGTAAATTATTTCTATATATATTCAGAAATCTCTCAAACTTAATATCATATTTTACTGGATCTACCTTAGTTATATCCAGCAAATAACATACTAATGAACTACCACAAGATCCACGTGTAACATGTGGTATGTCTTTTGTTAACTCTAAAATTTCTAATGCAAAATTCAAATATTTTAACAAATCTTTTTCTACAAATAAATCCAGCTCACTATTTAAACGTTCAACATATTCTTTTGATAATTCATCCACCTTGTATTTGAACTTGTTTACTATATATTCACGTGATATATTCACTTCTAATTCTTTTGAATTTAACTTTTCAACATATTTATTTTTATTTACTGAATTTATAATAAGTTCATTTATCTTTATTGTATTTGTTTCATTGTAATGATAACTATAACTATATGGAAATTCGTCTTCATAATTTAAATAAATAGCCATCCTTTTAATTATTGAATATGCATTTTTTGCTTTCACATCTAATATTAATCCATAGTTCTTTGACTCTTGCAACCTTAAAACACGCCCAACACACTGTAAAAATGTTTTCGGTGTTCTTTTACTCACTTTATCTAAAAAGACACATCCATCCAAATTCTTTATATCACTACCTTCTCTATGTTTTGCCGCACAAAATAATAGTGCATTTTTATCTTCATTTTTAAATGCATCAAAATTATTGTTATCATTTACTTGAATATTTTTACATTCAGAAACATCTATACACAATTTGAAATCCGGATAATATTTTTGCCAACTATTATATAGTTCCTCACATTGTTCGATCAAACCACACCATAAAATCACCTTCTTAAATTTTAAATCTTTCAATAATTCTCTTGTTGTCTCTGCTATATCATCATAACTTAGTGCTCCTTCTTTATTTAACCAAACTATTTTTGGATATACTACAGAACCTTCTAAAAACGCATCATATAAACTATAACGATGTACTACTTTATTGAATGGATAATATTCCGTATATGGAGTAGCACTTAAACCTATTACTTTATAATGATGATGATTTTTCAAATATTCATAAAATACAGTCGTTGTTTTATTTTTTATTGAATGACATTCATCGTGTATGATAAAATCTATGTTTTTTTCAATACGTTTGTATTTCTCTCTGCTTACTAGAAAACTTCTATTTATAAATACAAACACTGGCTTCTTACAATCATTTATTAGTTCATACCAATTTTGTGTTTTTTCTTGTGAAAAATCATAAAATTGAAAATCATTTATAAAACTATTCATCAAATTTACAAACAACTTGTTTTTCAGCAACTCACACAAAATAAATTTATGTTCACATATCCAAAAAATATTACAATTTCCATTTTTTATGTAATATTCTTTTGCTATAGATAATCCTGTTATTGATTTTCCCGTTCCAGTTGCATGCATAACTATTCCTGATTCAAAATTGTTGTTTATTACTGCATTTAATGCATCTTGCTGGTTTTTTTTCAAGGCAAATTCCATGCATCAAATGTATTATGGTTTTATCTTTATATTTTTAAAATATCAATTTTATTTTTATTCTTTTATATCTTCTTTTACATATGTTTGTTTGCATACATTTTTAATGATTTTTTCATCTACATTATCTATCGGCTTTCCTGCTTGAGACATAGCCTTTGCATAATATATAGCCTTTGCATCATCATCCAAATAATCTGGATTTTCATCTTTCCATTTTTTCAAAGCTGTGTAATTCTTGTTTTGTGTTTTCTTGATTACTTCTTTTATCTTTGTTTTATCTTTGTCTTTTTCCCATTTATTATCATCTTTGATATATAGTGTTTCGCGCTTTGTATCCGTGCAATGTAATGGTCGTTCGTGTACACTTAACTTATTCATATTATCCATAATCACTTGTGTAATTCCTTTTTCTAATCCTTTTGTTTTTGTTAAATCTAATTGCTCTAACGAGACCTCAATTGATTTAATAAAATCGCTCATATTTATTGCATTTTTACAATCTTCATTTAAAAATACATTTATGTTAAACTGATTAGTGTTGTTTGTATTGTTGCTATTTGTTGTATTATTATTTCCTAAATTTGGTGCAATTTCTTTAATTACATCTGTTAATTGTGTTAATTGGTCTTGTTGTTTTTTTACAACTTCTAAAATTGCATTTTGTGATATTGAAGTTTCAATTAGTTCTTCATTTTTTATTGGTTCATAGGTGCATTTAGATTGATGTGTAAATAAACTTTGTCTGTGTTTGTATGATTTTCCACAAATACAAACAAATGTTTTACAATCTTTTGCAACTTTTGCAACTTTTTCGTCAGTATTTTGTAAGTTTTTATGTTTTCGAGTGGCTAAATGTTTATCAAAATTAGTTTTATTAAAGCATTTATAATTACAATTTTCACAGAAATATACTTTTGCAACTTTTCTGTCAGTCATTTGTAAGTATATAATACTTACAAAAAGTTGTCTCTAAATTCTTTTTTATTATTTATTTAAAAACAGAACTTTTTTAACTTTTTTTGTAAGTATTTTGTAAGCATAAATTTTTATGGTTTAAAAATAACTATTTACTTTTTTAGTTTATAACGATATATGATTTAATATTTTTATTTGGAGTTTTTGGTATTTTTTTGGGGTTTTTTTTGTAAGTATTTTGTAAGCATTTTATACTTACAAAAAAGTTCCACTATTTTTGGCAAATTTTTTTTGCATCACAAAAATATCGCATAAAAAAAAAGTATTTTTGCAGGGTCATCGAGTAAAAATGAAAAATCATGAAGCGTGCAAATTTTAATTTTGTATAAAGGCTACGATATTTTAAAAATGGACATTTTTTTTGTCCAAAATCGAAAAAAAAATTTACTTTTGGAATTTTGAAAAAAAATGCACTTTAAAAAGAGGAATATTTTTGTTATGTAATAGCGTCACAAAGAAAAAAAGGCGTTTTTTGGGGTAATTTTCTTTAAGTTCTTTTTAATAATATATAATGTTAGATATTAAAAAAATATATAACATATAGTTCATCTGATGATAGACCAAATGTTATTCGTGATATAGAAATTCCACTGTCTATTATTTCAAAAATTAGAACTAGAAATTCAAAATTGGATTGAATTCTTTAATTAGTTCTTGTTTTGAAATAGATTTAGGTCCAACTGTAAAATTACAACATTCAAATGTAATAGAATTTAATTTGGAAATTATGTCATCAGAAATTTTTTTTTCAATAAATTTTATAAAATAATGTGACTGTTCGCTTTTATCATCAATAATTTGAGATACATTACCAGCATTAACACCAACTCTACGAACTGATAAATCAGGATTATCATTTTTTTTCATAAATTTAAAGTTAATAGGATATAGTATTTCGAGTTTTTCTCTGTTAATATCTTTTTTCTGCCATATTTGAAATACACATGGAACATCATATTCAGTTTCATCAACAATAAATGAATTAAAAGGTAAATCATATTCAATTAATAAATGAAAATTAAGTGGAAAATGTTTTTTTGAACTTTCTTTCTTAAAACTCTTAGGTAAAATAAATGAAACAGAATTAGAAAATTCACAAGATTTTTTAATAAATTTAATAGCAAGTGTTGATTGACGACCAAAAGGAGGATTACCTATAATATGAATATTATCATATTGTTTAAAGTTCTCAGAATCTAATTCAAGAAAATTTTGTTTAATAATTTCACTATTTTCAGGTTCTATATCATAAAATATATAATTTTTGGAGAGTTCTTTAATATTATTTATAAATGAACCATTTCCTGCACTTGGTTCAATAATAATGTCATTATTATTAATAACAATATATTTTTTTAATAGTTCGAAACAAGATTCTACTGCAGTAATTTTTGTATAGTATTTATCTATAGTATTTCTTTTTAAACCAACAGTTTGTGGCATTTAATATTAATAATATAAATATAATATTTTATATCAATTAAAAAAATATACCATAAAAAAAATTTTTTTTGGGGTTTTTATATTTTTTTTACACAACATACATCTACTTTATTTCTTTAAAACAATGTCTACTCCTCACTATCTGAAGCCTTTTGCTCAGCTGCCTTATCATTCCACTGTTCACGCTCCTCATCATCAAGTGCCTTCCACATCTTGCCAAGCTCAGACATAACATCTGACTGTTTGATTTTACTATCTTCTTCCGTGAGAGCCTCCTTGAGTGTAGTTACAACATCATCACGCATTGCCTTCTGAAAGAGGATGTAACCAGAGACACGCTTCTTCTTTGGCTTATCTTTCTTGTCCTTCTTACACTTGTCGGGCTTTACAGCTTCTGGGTCAATTTCCTCTGCCACAAGTTCAGCATCAACTTTGTCAGTAAAGTCAATCTTGTGGTTGATTTCATCCTGCTTATTCAATTCATGAGACTTCTTCATCTCATTTGCCTTAGTGTTCCACTCAGTGCGCTCCTCATCACCAAGAGCCTTCCACATAACTGCAAGTTCCTTCATGACATCAGTTGCCTTAATCTTTTCATCTGTTCCCATATTAAGACGTTGCTTGACTAGGTCGCGATTGTCTGTCTGGAAAAGAGTCCACCCGCTAATGCGGTAGGTCTTAGAATTAGGCTTGGTGATATTCAAGTCAACAATTTGCTTCTCAAGAACCTGAAGACGAACGTTAAGAAGCTCAAGAGTCATTGCCATCTTTCTAGACTAGTTTGTTAATGTGATGCTAAGTAAATATTGAAAATTCTAATATTCAATTTTTTTTATACCTAACAAAAATTGAATATAATGACTTATTTATATTTTTTTGTTTTGATAAAATTAGTAGAACCAGTATTATCTCGTGTCAGATGTTTTAAACTTATAGCATGACGACTAATAATACTGGTTCTAGTTTTTTTAGTTTTTCCTGCTTGGTTTTTTTTCTTTTTTAATTTTTTTACTTTACGTTTAGTTGTTTTTCTTCTTTTTTTTCCCCCTGAATAATTATCTATTTTTTTTAATATAGATTTTAATACTTTCCATATTATGGCTTTTTCAAACATGGTTGTTTTATCTAAATTCATTAAACTCATTAGTATTAATATATGATAATAATAAAAATAAATTTAATAAATAAATAATAATATAATTAAACTAAATGAAATTAAACGAATTTAATAATGTTAAATACTATCTTGGAGAGAATGCACAAGACAATTGGGATTTATTTGATAAAAGTAAAGAAATCAATGAAAATTATATATGGTTCCATCTTAATAGTTTTGCTTCCCCCTATGTTATTATGTATGCTACAATGGATGACATAAAAATGATGAGTGAAAGTTATTTAAATTATGGAGCAAGTTTATGTTTAAATAATAGCAAATATTCATATTTACGAGATACAAAAATAATTTACAATGAATTAAAGAAATTAAACAAGGGAGATAATGTGGGAGAGATTATAATAAGTGGCAAGAAGAAATTAATGAAAGTAAAGTAGGGTTAATATTTATAATTAATAATTTTCTTGTTTTATTTTTTTATTACATTCTTCTTAAGATATCCTTTTTTTTACCATTTTTTAATAATTTATAAAAATAATCTTTTTTATTTGTTTTTAAGTATTCAACTATTTTATTATATTATCTCGTCAGAAAAAAATTCGGCGTTTTAAATGTTCATATCTGTAATACATGTGAGAAATTTAATTTTGATCAAGTAACCAACATTTTTCAATAATAGGGAGTTTAAATGCAGCAAGTTCATCATGAAGATCAATATTATACATTTGAATAGTAAAATGTGTAGTAAACCATTCAATAACAGGTTCAGTAATTTTTTTTTTGGATTCAAAAGAAGGATTTCCGCTCCAAATACAATTATATAATATAATATTTTTTTTAGAGTTAAGATAATATGGAAAGAAATGCATTCCTTGTTCATTACTAGCAACAAGAACATTATTAGGAATTTTAGTAGGTTTAATAATACCTTTATGAATGGTTTCATCATTATAAATAGTATGAATAGG